GGAACTGACCGAAGCTCTCCAGGATCTGGCGCCCGTTGGGTTCTACTTCGGAAGCCAGGATGGTGATGGCGCGTGCTTCGGGTTCTGGCTTGACGAATCCTGGGCTGAAGCTCTGGAACACTTCGGCCTCGGTAACGATGATCCCTGCGGTTGGGCTGAGTTGATCGCTGAACTTGACGCTGACGGAATCGACCCCGATACGGTGGAAGACTCCTACTGTGGCCGCGCTGAAGGCTGGAGTGAGGAACGGGCCGGGGCAGACTATGCCCAGCAGTTGGCCGAAGACCTTGGCGTCAAGCTGGATCAGATGGAGTGGCCGCTTACTTGCGTTAACTGGGAAGCGGCTTGGCGTGAGCTGGCGATTGGCGACGGTTACCGGCTGCACAGTATCGGCGGCGGTGACTGGCTGGTGTTTCGGGCAGTGTGACCAGCACCCCCACCGACTAAGGGCGCCCTTCATCGGGGCGCTTTTTTGTGGCTGCGCTTAAGATTGAAGCAAACAGCCTGGGGATCTTAACAGTGACCGAACAGCCGGAAGCTAACACCGAAGCGCCGGAAGTTACGGCGGAAACTGTAGAAAACAAACAGCGACCCTATGGGGTGCGGAACCCCAACGCGCTGATTGAACAGCGGCAGCAGAGACTCTACCGGCGACAGCTTGACGGTCTTAGTGCTCGCCAGCTGGTTCTAGATCATGCGGATCGTGAGGGTGTTTCCGTGGCGACAGCCTGGCGGGACTGGGAAGCCGTCAACAAGTGGAACGCGGAAGACTGGAACCGTGATAGGGAAAACATGCTCGCAAGGCTGCAGACCATGCGGACTAAGTTGTTCAACGCCGCGATCCGGAAGGGCCAGCTGCAGACTGCCGCCCAGGTGCTCGACAGCCTTGGAAAAGTGGTCAACGAGAGCGGGGTTGAATCCCAAGCGGCAGCAGCGCCCCAGCTTGCCATCACGATCGAAGATCGGCGCGGCGGCGCTGAGACTCAATAGACTCAACCGCCAGGGCTTCCGCTGGGGCTGATCGTGTGCAACAATGGGGGCAAGCTCACCCCGCTTCCCCCATGATCAAACCTGCCATCAACCCCAAGCTCGCTGCCGGCCTGCTGTTCGCTGGCGCCGCTTGCTGTACGTTCCTCCCCCTCACCGCGCTCCTGGTGTTCGCCGGCGGTGGTGCGTTGTACCTGGACGCCGCACGTTAAGAACTGCAACAGAACCGGCCTGCCCCTTGACGGGGGCGGGGTTCGGATTCTGGCGGGGCGTGTGCGGGTCCCAGGGAACCTACTGATATAACTGAGTTTCCTTCTACTGTGCTAAACTAAGCTCTTCTGTACTACATTCTCATGCTTTCCATCGCCCTGGTACTCGCCACCGCCTACCCAATCACGAAGGTTGGCTCGTCCTGCCCCTACGGCTACTACTCCCAAGGCAGCTACTGCCTTCCGAACGCAGCAATGCAAAGGCCGGTTCGCGCTGTCCCCCAAACCAGCAGCCCCTGTCCCTACGGCACCTACAGCGCCGGCAACTACTGCACTTGGACCCCAAAACGCTGAAGGGGGCAGGGGTTCAATTCCTGTAATACCCTAGAAGGTACCCGTCACCTACAAAATGGCCGACACGGCTGGAACACTCTCCCTCCGCTACGCCCAGGGCCAAGTCTTCTCCAGCCGCAAACGCTTCAGAGTATTGGTAGCTGGTCGCCGCTTCGGCAAGAGCTACCTGTCATGTATCGAGTTGCTGCGTGGGGCGATCGAAAGGCCGGGCGAAACATTCTTCTATGCGGCCCCTACATACCGGATGGCGAAAGACATTGCCTGGAAGGTAATGAAAAAGCTGGTCCCAAAAGCCTGGATCAAGTCCAAGAACGAGACCGACCTGAAGATCGAGCTAGTGAACGGCAGCACAATCGAACTGAAGGGCACTGAAAACGCGATGGCCCTGCGAGGCCGCAGCTTGGCTGGCGTGGTGCTGGATGAAGCCGCGTTTATGTCCAGCGACGTCTGGTTCGAGGTGATCCGCCCCGCCCTGGCCGACAAACAGGGCTGGGCATTGTTCATCTCCACCCCCGACGGCACGGCCAGCTGGTTCTACGACCTCTGGTGCTATTGCGACCAAGACGACCCGGACTGGCAGCGCTGGCAATTCACCACGATTGACGGCGATAACGTCCCACCGGAAGAAATCGAAGCCGCCCGCGCCCAACTCGACGCCCGCACCTTCCGCCAAGAGTTCGAGGCCAGCTTCGAGAATCTCAGCGGTCTCGTCGCCGTCTCATTTAGCGACGACAACATCGACAGCGTGGTGCAAGACCTCCCCGTCCTACCCCTACTCCTTGGCGTGGACTTCAACGTCGATCCCATGTCCGCAGTATGCGCCGTCAAAAAAGGCGACGTGCTCTGGGTCTTCGACGAAATCATCATGACCGGCGGCGCCACCACCTGGGACCTCTGCGAAGAAATCCAATCCCGCTACGGCGTGGAGCGCCGCATTATTGCCTGCCCGGACCCCACCGGCGGCGCCCGCAAAACCAGCGGCGTTGGCGCCACCGACCACAACATCCTCCGAAAGTCCGGCTTCACGGTCTCCAGCCCCCGAAATCCCTGGAAAATCCGCGACAAAATCACCTGCGTCAACACCGCCCTCCTCGATGCCTCTGGAACCCGCCGCCTCTTCATCCACCCCCGCTGCAAAGAACTCATCAAATCCCTCCGCACGTTGACTTATGCCCCTGGAACCGGCCTCCCCAACAAGAATCTCGGCGTAGACCACGCATTTGACGCCTTGGGCTACCTCTGCCTGCAAACTTTCAACCTTGCCAAGCCAGAGAACCTCGGAAAGACCTCCTATCGTGTGTGGTAACGGCTGGAAAACCATGGCCAAAAAACCAACTAAAGCCCAGAAAAAGGTCGCCAAGGTCATGCGCGAGTACGGCAAAGGCGAACTGCACTCGGGCAGCAAGAAAGGCCCGGTGGTGAAGTCCCGCAAACAGGCAATCGCCATCGCCATGAGCGAAGCCGGCATGGCAAAACCCAAGAAATCCACCAAAAAAGGTAAGAAGTAATGGCCAAACGCGGTCTTTACAGCAATATCCAGGCCAAACGGAAGCGCATCGCCGCCGGCAGCGGCGAAAAAATGCGTAAGCCTGGCACAAAGGGCGCCCCAACCGCCGCTGCCTTCAAAGCTGCCGCCAAAACCGCCAAAAAACGGAGGAAATAGCCATGGCCGCCGTCGCTAACACCGCCAAGGACCACTTCACCAACCTTGTTGAGTACACCGGCGGCACCCTCACCGCCGTTGACGACTGGATGCAAGTCCCCGCCCAGTCCTCCAGCTACACCTTCGCTGCAACTGTCACCGGTGGCGCCAACTTCCAGCTCGCCTTGGAGTGCAGCTTCAACGGCAACGGCAACTGGTTCACCATCGACACCAGCAAAACCATCAACTCCAACGGCCAATACGTGTACTTCTACGACGGCAAGCCTGCCGCCCAGATCCGTATGCGAATCGCCTCCATCAGCTCTGGCACGCCCAGCATCGTCCCTCACATTGCCGTCGCTTACCACGGCTAATGACAATCCAGACCATCACCGGCAGCTGCCTGCACATCGAAATTGACGGCGAGGAGGGCATCACGCACGCCACCTTCGTCTTCAAAACCCCCTCCGTCCCCGACACCCTGGGCAACTTCATCAAGATGCTTGCCCTCGGCATCGAAGTGCTGGTGCCCATCGAAAACCCCGAAGACGAGGAAGACGACGATGATTGAGTACCGCGGCGAAAAATTCGAGGGCTACAACAAGCCCAAACGCACCCCCAACCACCCGAAAAAGTCCCACGTCGTCCTCGCCAAAGAAGGCGACACAGTAAAACTCATCCGTTTCGGCCAACAGGGCGTATCTGGCTCACCAGCACAAAAAGGAGAGTCAGCAGCAGACAAGGCCAGAAGGGCATCATTTAAAGCACGCCACGCCCAAAATATCGCCAAAGGCAAAATGAGCGCCGCCTACTGGGCAAATAAGGTGAAATGGTGACTATTTCCCCTCAACTTTATGAATCCACATCTTCAACTCCAACACATATTTTCTCAACGTATCTGCCTTCTCTAAATGCCAAACATTTCCAGTCTCCATGTACTGGTGCATGTGATTATCAACGCCCCTCAAACACTGATGAATAAGCGCGTTCCACGGTTCCCGCACGGGCGTATTCCACTCACGCACGAGACACACCTAGATCTCTAGTGCCAAAATAGGTACAAAGTAGGAGTCAAGCCGTGGTCTACAGCGCCAATATCCCACCGACTGGAGCTGTAGTCAGCGAATCCCCGTTCGTCCGCAGTCTGGACGTCATCGCCATGATGCCCGACTGGAACGTGATGGCCGCCGTCACCAACGGCACCAACTACTTGCGGGACATGAGTGAAACTTATCTCCCGCAAGAACCCCGAGAAGACGACGACGCCTACCAAACTCGCGTCGACCGCAGCGTCCTCAGCCCTTACACCAGCCGCCTCATCGAAACCGCCGCTGGCGCCATCCTTCGCAAACCCATCCACATCGAAGGCGACCCCTACTGGCTGGAGATGGCCCAAAACATCGACGGCCTGGGCTCCAACATCAACGAATACGCCCGCCGCGCCCTAGTAAGTAGTCTTACCTACGGCCACAGCGCCATCCTCGTCGACTACCCAGCTGCCGCTGGAGCGATGAATTTGGCGGAAGAGCGTGCCATGGGCCGCCGCCCCTACTTCGTCCACGTTGACGCCGCCCAGATCTGGGGCTGGCGCAAGGAACCGATCACTAACCGCCTGCTGCAAGTCCGCATCCACGACTACGACGTCCGCCCCCTCAACGAATTCGGCGAAGAACAGATCGAGCAAATGCGGGTGATCTACCCAGGCCGCTACGACCTCTACACGCTGGGCCAAGAAGTCGTCGAGTTCAGCTCCACCGGCGGCTACAGCCTCGACGAAATCCCCCTGGTCCCGATTTACAGCAACCGCCGCGGCCTGCTGATCTCCCAGCCCCCACTGCTCGACATCGCCAACCTGAACATCACGCATTACCAGCGCCAAGCCGACCTAATCCACGCCCTCCACATCGCGGCCATGCCCACCCTCGTCCTTGAGGGCTGGGACGACACAACTGGCTCGGCAACGATGGGCGTCAACTACGCCATTGCCATGCAACCGGGCAACAAGGCGTACTACGTGCAGGCCGACTCCACCAGCTTCGACGCCCAAATGGCCGAACTCCAGTCCCTGGAAAGCCAAATGTCCACGCTTGGCGTTACCAAACTCTTCGGCCAAAAGTTTGTCGCCGAGTCCGCGGAGGCCAAGCGCATCGACCAAGCCCAGTCAAATAGCGTGCTATCAATCATCAGCCAAGAGCTGGAAAGCGCCCTCAACCAAGCCTTCGAGTTCGCCGCCCAATACGTCGGCATCGAAGCCCCCGAGATCACCATTGACCGCGACTTCGACTACTACCGCCTGATCGGCCAAGACGTGGCCGTCCTGACCCAGCTCAACCAACTCGGCAAGATCAGCGACGCGATGCTGCTGGAGATCCTGCGCCGCGGCGAAGTCCTGCCCGACAACATCAACGTCGAAGACGAAGCCTACGAAGCCCGCGAAAGCATGGA